CTGCTCGGCCGTGACGCTCGTCACCGGGATGGCAGCAAAAGCCTCCTCGAGATGCTTGCGCCACCGGATCTTGAGGTCCCCGAGGCTCTTCCGGGAGTTAATCAGGTAATCGCGCTCGAGCGAGGCATAGAGATCGCCGACCAGGATCCGCGACATATTAGCTGGGACACCAGCGTCGCCGCGGCGGTCGAGATCGGAGAGCCGCCGGCGCAGGATCCCTTTCGCCTCCTTCGGCTTCTCGCAGCCGGTCGACTCGCGGTGGCGCTGGCCGTCGTGCCAGTACTGCATCCAAAAAAAGCGCGAGCCTTTCTGCCGGAAGATCGTTCCAAAGCCACGCACGTACATGCCTCCATTGTGGCCGTCGAAGACAGACGACGGCAGATGACGGCCGGACTAGAACGAACGGGAGGGAAGCGGCCGCGGGTCGGCTCGATCGGAGGGCGATGGTAACACGGAGGTTAACTGAGTGGCAAACCGAAATCGAGGCGGAGCAGTAGGTCCCCACCGCCCGCTCCGCCCCCAGGCAGAGCCGGGTTCGCGGTCCTTCCCCGAGACCGGAACCCGCCGCCTTCCTGATTATGGCTTAGATGGAAGAAAACCTTGAAACAAAAGCGCGCGCTGAATGGTTCATCCGCGCAGGGAAAGATCCACGGAGGTCAATAGTTGTGGACCCGCTCAGGCCGGAGCCTTCTCGCGGGCGGTGATCGAGGGTGAGCGGTCCTTGGTCACTTCGCAGGCAGCGAACAGGGCCCGCACCTCGCAGGGAACGTCCGCCTTGAGGATCTCGGCGCGTGCCGTCGACCGCAGCGCCCAGCGGACGGTTTTGTCGAACAGGCGCTTCAGCAGCCGCGTGTTCTCAGTTTTTACGAGGTGCTCGCGCAGGTGCTCGACCGCCGCAGCATCGGTCGAGGTCGAAGTGCCGAACGTGCCCATGATTTCCCAATGGAGGCCATGGAGTAGCTTCGATTTCTCGGCATGCACGGAGCCGAACTTCCGGACCAGCTCGACGAGGTCGCGCTCGACCGGATCCAGTTTCTCGTTCGCGGCGCGCGTGGCGAGAACGGACTCGAGAACCTTGGCTTTCAGATCGATATAGTCTTTCGCGAGTTCGTCCACTTTGGCCGCCGTGGGAGCTTTCAGAATTTCTCGCTCTTGCGCCATATTGCTCTCCTCGTGCTTCAGGCTGGGATCGAAGCGCTCTGCATACAGATCCTTGTGGTGTCTCCGACGTCCAGGCTCCATCTACTTCTGGATTACCTCCAGGTTGCTCTCGAGCTCCTTCGCCGCTTCCTCGCTGGGCAGCACGAGCAGCATGCCTTTCGTAAGTGGCGATTTACGCCAGAGCACGGTCATGCAGACTCCAGCCATCCACATCCCATTGCCGACGCCAATCACCCAGCACCAGGCGGCAGGAATTCTGCCCGCGGCGGTGCCGACCAGTGACAATCCGCCGGCGATGAGGAAAGTGATCGCGCCGCTCGCCATCAGCTGGAAGATCAACCGGGCCCAAGCCTGCGCTTTGCCGGCCTTCCAGAAGCCGACGGCGAGCTCGGCAAGGACGGTGAATGGATTCATCGCCTCAGCTGGAGCTGGCTGGGATCGCCGCGAGGATCGCCTCGACCTCGCCAATGATGCTGTTGGCGATCGCAGTGATCTTCTGCTGCACGGCGGTATCCTTCACCTGGGCGGCAGCGAGCAACTCCGCCAGGTTCGCCTTCACGCTGTTCAGCAGGTTGATGGCGCCTGCGACCGGGCTGACGCCCAGGACGTTGGCGTTCGCAATCAGCGCCGAAGCAGCCGCGAGGTCGCCCTGAATTTCGGCGACGATTGCGGCGACGGCTGCCTCGACGGGCTGGCCGGCCACAAGAGCGACGATCGTTTCGAGGAGCGGCGCGATATAGGTGAGGACGGAACTTGCCGTCTTTTCCCACTTCGTCGAGCCGAAGAGCTTCTTGAACCAAGCTTCGATGTGGTGCCACGCGGATTTCATGGCGTCCGGATACCTCCTGGGTGGGCCGTATAGTAGCCCCGCGTGTTCGCGCGGAACAAGAGCCTAGTCAGTTGCTGCCTTTCTGGTTCTGGTCGGCTGCCTTGATCAGGCCGAGGCCAGCACCGACCTGCGCGGCCACTGCCGCCCAGTTCGGCTGATGCCCGCTGAGCAGAGCGACACCCGCTTCGGCGAGTGCCGCGACGATGGTGAGAATTCCGATAACGGTGGTAGTCGAGCCTTTCAACATAGATCCTCCGTGCAACTCAAGAGTTACTGCCAGAACCCGGTTTCGATCTGGAGGGCCAGGCGCTCGGCGCGCGGTCCTACCTGACGAGCCCAGAGCGAATTGAGCATCTCGATTGAAGCCCGCTTATAATCGCCAGCCTGAAGCGCGACGAGAAAATTGACGAATCCGCCCAGGCGCCCGATCCCGAGGTTGAAACACATATTCACGAGAGCAGCGTGCCGCACCGGATCCAGCCCCTCCGCCCAAGGCAGCTCACGCTCGATCTGGCCCTGGGCATTTTTGATATCGTTCGCCAGAAGAGCCATCGCTTCATCGTGCGAGATCCCGACGTCGTCGAGATTGCGGCCGACGCCGATCGTCAGCTTCCCGACTGAATCCCGATAGGGCCTGAGCCGCAGGCCTTCGTCACGTTCGAGCTGCTCTTCGAGAGTCATCGACTACCCCACATTTGCCGCTCCGACACCGGTCGAACCGTAAGGTGAGTAGTCGCCGTAACCGGTCGGACCCGTCGGTGGGTTGAAGACGTACACTCCGGCATCGGTCTGCCGCAGGATCATGTCCACGCCGAGCGCCGGCACCTTGTCGGAGGCGGCGTCCGCCGTCAGTACCATCGACTGCACCTGGTAGGTCGCTGCGTTGAGGCCCCAGCGTGCGTGCGTGAATTCCATGACGTCGCCGGCGGCAAGCAACAAGCCATAGATTTTGAACTGGGCGCTGACTGTCTGCTGGCGCCGGAGCTGCTCGCAGACGATCTTCGCGATGCGCTGCGCAGTCCAGAGCGAGGTTGTGAAATCGAGCTTGATGTCTTTCCAGATGGCAATGCCGCCGTCCTGCGCGACCGCGGCCGCGTCCTGGTAGGGCGGAAAATCGGTCGAACGCCACGAAGGCGCCGCCGGCGCGCCGACCGTGGGGCCGCTCGTGTTGATGGGCAGCCAACTGGGCACGTAAGTTCCCTTCACCCCATTGCAGGTGCTGCGCGCGGAAATCCGGAAATCGCCCTTGACAGGGCCGCGCAGATCCGTATCGCCGAGTGAGAGAAGAGGCGCGACATAGGCCCCGGCGTAGATCTCCCAGCTGGGCCCTGGCGGCACGGCCCAGCCGGCCATCGAGAGCGCCAGCGCTCGGATCACGTCACCGTACTTCTGAGAGGCGTCGAAGGCGCCATTGCACGTGTACAAGCGCTCGTAAACGGCCGTGCCGACTGCCGGCACCATGATCAGGGCGGGTTCGTCGCAAATGTTCGCGGCAGCGATTGTGCTGTTGATTAAAGCCACGTCGGGCGTGACGCCAAGCCCGAATGAGTGGCGCGAGGTGGTCAGATAGTCGTAGAGGCAGAGCGCGGGATTCGAGATGCCGCCGGTATTCTGCGTGCCGTCGCTGTCGGGCAGCGCAGTGGCGTAGGGCGATCGGCCGAGGCAGACCCAGCGATTCGAAGAGCTGTCCTGGGTCACGCCGCCTAGATAAGTCGTAAAGAATGGCCGCACCTGAGTGCTCGTTCCGGTGGCCTGGATCTGCTGGAAGTAACCGATCGGCGACTCGACGGCGGCCCCCGCGCTATATAAGAGACTCCCCTGCCAGGCGTCCGCCATGAGGATCTCGCCGACCCATTTGATCGAGTTCGGATTGTTCAGATAGGTTCGTCCCTGGCCGGCTGCCATCATGGGCACGCCGCAGTTCAGCCAGGAGCATGTTCCATCAGAGAGTGTGATGCCGGTTGCGCCCGAAGTCGTCACCATGTTCGCGCCGAACGCAGGACTTGAGGCGCCGCTGACGCCGCTCGCGTTCTGCTGGATCCAGATGTTGGTGACCGCGCCGGCGGTGACGAGCACGTACCGGTACTGCGCATAGCTGGTCGCCGCCTGCCAGGCGGTCGTGACACGCGGATCCTGGATCAGCCGCCCCATGCACTTGAACTCGAACTTCGGGATCCGGCCCTGCGCCAGCACATAGGGATTACCATTGTTGTCGGTGAGCACGTTGCCCGGCGGGTAGTAATTGAGCAGGATCCGGACCTTGGCCCGACCGCGCTGCAGGCAGCTCGCGGTCCATTTCGGAGAACCGACGGGAATCGAGTTTCCCTTGTATCCCTGCGCCATGGCTCCTGCGAGCAGCGAGGGAAACGGCTGGCCCGTGAAGCCGGGATCGCCACAGTCGAACTGGAAGCAGACGGCGTCGTGGTACGGATTATTGACGTTGACGAAACCCCAGAAGCCCTGCTCCGTAGTATCCGTTTGGATTGTTCGCGAGTGAGAGCAACTGCAGGTCGCTGCCGAAGTTGAACGTCTCGCCGTCGATCGTGACGCTCATGAATCCCGCAATTTGATGGCAGGCGAGCGTGTGCACCAGATTCAGGTATTGGTTCTCGCAGGGCGCGTTGCTGGGCGTGCCTGCCCAGGCGAGGTTCGGCCCATCGATGAAACTGATCAGAGCGGCGGCTGCCTGAAACACGCCGTACTGGATCCGCCAGAGAGCATTCGGCTGCTCGACTGGTAAGAGGCCGGTATTGCCGATCGCGGTCGGCTGGCCTGGCGCCAGCTCGTCGGCAACGAGACCAGTGACGCCCGCGATCGTCACTCCAACGCCCAACTTAATCAGCATCGGATTCGCCGTCAGTGCGCCGGCTACGATCAGCGCCGCGCCGACAACAATTTCTCCGATTTCCGCGATCGCTTTCGACACTTATTCGATCCTCATCATCAAACCCGCCAGGCTCGGAGCCAGTTCGCGCGCGCCATATACACCAGGCCGCGCTCGGCTGCCGCGAGCGCCCGCCGGCCGTCCAAGCCCACGATCGCGAGCCCGGGTTCGTTCGTTCCGCCCAGCACGGATCCGTTCTTCACGAGCACAAGATCGCCACGCCGCGCGAATCCGAGATCGACCGGTGGCAGCATGCCACTCGCGTGATCGAGCGCTGTCGAGAAAAGAGCGCGCGCGCCGGCTTCGTCCGAATATTTCCCGCGGAAGTCGGCGGCCAGGTCCACGCCGGTCATGGCGTGAATCGCGCCGGCGGCAAAGAGCGCGCAATCGAAACTGCCCCATCGGAATTCGGCCTCGCGGGCGGAAGCGATGTGCGCGGCCAGCCGGTCGGGCCAATCATTGAAGCGCTGCATGGTTACGGATGGACGATGACAGTGAAGCTGGCACTGACCGTGCCGAACGTGAACGTGACGGTCGCAGTTCCTATTCCGGTCGCGGTGACCAGACCGCCGCCGGTGCCGTAGTTTCCTTGTTGGACGTTGGCGCCTGAGCCTTCGCTGCAGGTGCAGACGTTCGTGTCAGACGTTGCCCAAAGGCCCGCCGAGGTCACCTCCGCCTGGCCCGATCCCCCGCCATTCGGCAGATTTTGGAAGTAGCAGAGCGCGTGCATCTGCACGTTCGCGCCCTTGGTCAGAATCAACGGCCCAGCCGGCGAGATCGTGATCCCGCTCTCGGTCGGAGGAGGATTCCCGCTGCCATCGGTCTGCGCGTAGAACGGCCATTGCAGAAAAAGATTCTGCTCGACGCTCACATAAGCCATCCCGGTATCGCCGGGAAAATCGAGCTGCTGGTCGACGTCGGTGAAGCGGCGGTTCGACGCGAGCTGCAATGAGATCAGCGCGTTCTCGAACGTGATGTCGAGCGTGCAGGTATCGCCACTGTCACTCATCGTCGGAACGTCGGCCTGGCCCGGCCCGAAAAGCCGGATTGGGTGGTCGATCAGATTCATGTTCGCATCGAACAGGCCCAGCCAGACCGAGCATGTGCTCGTCAGGCGCACTTCGCCAATCGTTTCCGCTACCAGGGTCGTCGGAATTCCGCTCAGGCGCACGCTGATTGACTGCGCGATCACGTCGGTGGTCGAGGGAATCGCGGAGATCGAGCCATACTCTCCGAGGCCGACAAAGGAATTGCCGTAAGGGAAAGTGTTGAGCGGATCGCTCGAGGGGCCGGGCGGCGTAACGATGCCGGCGCCGCTCCAGACGTAGAGGGTGTTATCGGCGAAGGCGATCTGCACAAAGATCGCCGGCCGCACGGTCTGCGCCGTGAGGGTCGCGGAGAAGGCCGGAGTTACATCGGCGCGCACTTACAGAGCCTCGATGGCCTTGAGCGAGATCGTGACCGTCTTTTTTGAGTCCATCTCGTCGACCACGCGATTCTCGGTCATGCGGAAGGTGCCCATCGTGCTCTGAAGGACGAGTGGAATGCCGGCGGTGAGGTTCTCGCGAAGTGGAGGGAAGATATCGATCGTGGCGTTGCCGCCCCCGTCGGTGTTGATGGCGCTCTGCGCCATCACGCGGAACAAGCGCTGCGGCGGCTGCACTGGAGTGAAGCTCCCGCCGTTCGAAGAGCCGGCGGTCGCTGCGGCATCGTAGAAGACGATCGTCACGAGTGTGAAGCCGCCGTAGCTGCCATCCCATGTGACACTTTGGGCCATGAACGGACCTCCGTCTGCGAGGCCCGTCCCGGAGATGTTGAAGATGAGACCACCGATAAGCCAGCTCTGCGGCCAGGTCGTGAGCGCATTGATCGTAACTACGCT